TCAGCAGTTCTACCAAATCAACATAGTTATAAACCTCAAGTTCGTTTACCCTATTAAACTTCTGTGATGATTTCTGTTGGTCGTTATCTGGAGAAAAGGTGTAGACTTTATCCTGTGGAAATTCATTCCCATATTGTTGATCTTTTATTAGACCCTCTACAGATCTAAAATGTATGCCGTCTAAGTCTTGCCAAAAATGGAAATTGACAGCGTAGGGATTTTCTTTGTTTTGGGCATAGTCAGCACAATCTTGCAAAATTGTGTATAGACTCTCTGTCTTGTAATCATCTAGCATCGCACTAGTAACTGGAAAAAACTGTCTATACCAAATAGAGTTTTTTGATTTCTCAATTTCAAATGGAACAGGAACTCCGTCAACGCCATCTACTGGACTTAACTGATCTTCTATTATTGAGTTTACAAATCCTCTGTCCTCGTCGGAATTATTGCCCTCACACTTCCCCTTCTCCTGTTCCTTGCGCAGCGAATCAAGATCTGTCTGCTGATCGTCAGTCAATTCGTCCATCTCTTCATACGCGGTTATTTTTCGATCAATTTCTCCAACAGAACCGGAACCAATAATATAACTGTTAGTAAAGTGTTCTGAAAGTTGGTCGTTTGATATTTTTCCAATATGCTCATGGAAAACATGATCAGATGCAATTTGATTCAGTATCGCATATGAGGGAGAAGCGAAATGCAAGACATAAGATTTTGTATTTGCATTTTCTGTTGGAGCAATTGATTCCACTCGGAAGATAGAATATGTTCGTTCGGATAAACCAATTTCTATATCACCATCATCGGCGTTATGTCTTTTAAATTTTCTAATAGCAACAGTTAAGGTATCGCCCGGAGAGAACGAATTCCTAACTCCCTTTGCTTCTACATCAGTCAGAAAAACTGCTCCAGACATATATGTCGAAAACATATTTTCATAGAGAACAATTTCTTCAAACATTTGCTTTCTGCCAGAAAGTAAATCGGTAACAAGATTCGCACCACCACCCAAATCGGCATGGGTGACTATGGCCTTTTCTACTGCTGCTTCTTTTGGATAATTTTTAGCCATAGTATATGCCCTCTACATCACTTAACTCTAGAGTTGTACTTTGCGACCACAGAATCAGATAGGGGGGATTTATTTAATGCGTCTGACATTGCTGATAACATTGGCTGCAATAAGTTTGCATCTGGAATTTTTATTCGTTTAATGCTATCCGCATTTTGTTTAACAATTTCTAATGAGGTTAAAGAACTAACCCCATCAAGTTCTGCAATCGAAACACTACCACCACCACTCGCTCCGAGAAATTCGCCCAACAAGGTATTCTTTATATGTTCGTTTCCTAGTTGACTGTTGTAAAAATCATAGTCCTTAGTCGTAGCAAACAATCTATGGGTTGATTCTGATAATGGGGATAACATATTACCTTCTGAATCTTTAAACCCTGCAAACGCGTTGTTCTTGTCCTCAAACCTTTTCAGTACTTTACTTCTAAATACTATTTCGTATGTGTCTTCACCAGTCTTGTCGATGATTGCAAATGAGTCTCCCTCTTCAAGCAGACCATTTTCAGATGCCTTCAAGAAATCCATTCTCTGTAGAGTTTTATCTAGTCCTACTATCTGAACAGATATCAGTGTTGATGCTGGTGCATTCCCGTCTAATTTTACTAGTATATCGCCAACTCTCGGGAACCTTGCTCGATTATAGACGGGATAAAAATTGAGTCCCAATTCGCTATCGTCCTCGTAGAAAAAAGATCCAGTATCTTCAGACAATTGCTCTTCTAGTTTTTCCACCACCTCATCTGAACGGGGCATTTCACTGAATGGATTTACTATATCGTTAAACATTAAAATTGCCCAAAAGTAATGCGGGTTTCCATATGCATTTTGAGATATTATTTCTGGGGTATCACCGGCTTGAATATTATAATAGTAGAAACTGTCTCTGTGTGTTTTATCTGTTAAATCTATTCTAGCCCTCTTGAATAGATTTATAGCCCGTGTGGATTGAACACCCAGATCTTTGAATGTGTAATTAAACTGAGATAGATTTTTAAAAAACATACTAATTATTATTCCTTCCTGCGCCACCAGGTTCATACGCTCTACCGCTACTGGGGGCGGGAGTATTGTTTTTCTCTGTCATATCTGGAATGGTATCGGTTTTTCTGTTGTTGAGTTGACATTCCTTTATTTGCAAAGTCAAAGTTACGTTAGTTGGGCTACCATCATAGAATACTTTAACAAGACCTGCTGCACCATAATTCACAGAAAAAGATGTGACCACAGACTTTCCTATTCTTGGAAACAAGTCTCTATGATCATTCCAGTTCAGATAATATTTTACCTTCACTTCGTCGGGAAAGATAAATCGCAAATTATCTGCTGTGAGATCAGGGTATGATGCGCTTCTCATAACCATAATGATTTCATTCAATGCTGTAGCCTCGTCTTCCGATCTGGGAAAAAGATCAAAGGTAAACGTAAATGTTCTGAAGTCTGGTTGTGCAAAAAGTTGTTCTTCACGAACATTTGGTGTGGTTCTTGTAGAAGCAGACATCATCTGAGACGCAATACTATTACCAGCAGATCTCTGTAAAAGATTAGCAACCATATTTGCACCACCACCTCCTGGTATTGATGCTGCTTTACCCACTCCCCCCCCACCAAAAAGAGTTGCTAAGTTATCACCGGCACCACCCAACGACATGAGATCGCCTAACACGCCATAGTTTGCAGTAGAGTATTGAAATCCGTTTGATTCTTCGATCATTGCTGGAGAAGCAATGAATATGTTATGGGTAGGATCGCCCAATATAGTGTGACCCTCACCAGCACGATCTGTGTCGCTAAAGTTAAACGTGGTTTTTGAAAAGTGAAAGCCTATTGCGTGCGAGGCGAAAGCCTTGTCTTCGTGTGGAAAGAAAATGTCTGCCATAGATATGGTATGCCTTATAAAACTAAGTTTTTTCCTAAGAACGTCTCAAAATATATAGGCGACATAAACAAAATTATATGTCGTTCTTTGTGGGAAAGACGTTTTTGTAAATATTTAGACGAAAACAGGAATGTTATTCGTTGGTGTAGTGAAGAAATAATAATACCTTATTATTCTCCTGTTGATAAAAAGATGCACAGATACTATCCAGACTTCTATGTTGAGTTGAAAAATAAGTCTGATATTGTCGAGACTCTCATCGTAGAAATAAAACCAAAAAAACAAACAAAAATACCAACCAAAGGTCGGAAGAAAAAGAATACATACTTAAGAGAATGTATAACTTATGAGGTAAATAACGCAAAGTGGAAATATGCAACCGCATATTGCGAAAAAAGAGGCTGGGAATTTAAAATTCTAACGGAGAAAGACTTGTATGGCACTTGATTACGTATTATCCCAATTGGCTAAGTCACTCTTGCGTCCCACGCATTATACGATCACTCTTGCCGACCCCCTACTAAAAAATGCGTCAAGAAGGCCCGCATCTATTAGTGAGATGGGTAATTATCTTACTATACACGCAGAAGAGGTGACTTTTCCCGGCAGACAAGTTATCACTAAGCAGGTAACCTATTTTGGAACACCGAGAGAAATGCCCTACGATTCTGCTTTCGGTGAAGATATAACCGTAACTTTTAACATGACAAGAAATGATGGTATACGGGAGGGATTGGAAATATGGATGGATGCCATTGTCGATCCCGCTTTTGGTATTGTAAATTATTATACAGATTATGTATCGCATATGAGAATAGCCATACAAGATTCAGAAGGAAATGATTCTCAGATAATGGTTGCCGAAGAAGTATACCCAAAAGCCATTATGCCCATAGCCCTTGGTGCTGCATTAGGTGATTCTTATATTAAGTATGCAGTTAACTTTGGTTTCAGAAAGTATCATCTGATAGACTTAAACAGCATAAACGACTCAAAAGACCAATAGTCACAACTCTAATCATGATTTATTTTATTACAATAAGGAGATTTACATCATGTCTACACTAACAGGTATCATCGAAAAGATGACCCCAAAATATACAACAAAACTACCGTTATCAAAAATTACGGTTCAGTACAGGCCATTTCTTGTAAAGGAAGAAAAAATTCTTTTAATTGGTATGGAAGACAGTGCCAAGGATAATGTGAAAGAGCAATACTCGATGATTCGGAATCTTTTACAAAATTGCACCGATATAGAAGACCTTGATTCTCTTCCTATAGCAGAAGTGGAATTGATGTTCTTAAAACTGAGAGCGAAATCCATAAACAACATTGTTAAATTGATAGTAGGCGGAGAGGGAACTGATAGCACAACAGAGATAAGCCTCGATCTGGATACTATTGGTATCGAAGGAGATCTGCCCGAGTCGAAGATAATGGTTTCGGATAATATCGGTATTACCCTTAGTCCTCCCACACTGGGAAGTCTTTTGGGTATGGCAGATACAGATTTAAATAGCAGTGCGGGCCAGTTTTCAGGAATGATAACAATGATAAAGGCTAGTATGACTGAAATATTTACACCGGAAGAAATTATTAAAACAGATAATTTATCTTCTGATGAATTGGACGAGTTTATTCAAAATCTCACAACAAAAGTATTGGAAACAATTGCGGAATACTACGCCAATATACCATCAGTACGAAAAGAAGTAGAATATGAACTGGATGGCAAACCCGTAAAAAGAACCTTAAAAGGAATAGACGATTTTTTGTGATTAGTTTATCTCATATATCTCTCGCTGCTTATTATGAGATAAACTTCGCACTTATGCAACACCATAAATATTCTTTGTCAGATATCAACGAAATGATTCCTTGGGAGAGGGAAGTTTATCTGAACTATCTGAAACAATGGCTCGAAAAACAACAACAAGAACATCAGTCAAGGAAATAAAATTATAAATGCCAGACTTCAACGACCAATTTAGCCGCTTCATGGACCAATTCCAACAAAGTTCGAGAGCAGACTCTCGGAATAACGAGGAAATTGCAACCACTCTTCGTGACTTACTCGAAGAACAGAAGAAAATGCGTGAGTATCAGATTGCGCAGGACAGGCTGAAAAAATCGGCTGAGCGAGAAGATGACATAGAAAAACAGAGAGCCCAAAAAACAGTAGAAGACCACCAACAAAATGTAGAAAACGGCAATACCAATAGCGGGAAAGTCCTATCAGAAATGTTGGGTTATTTCAAGAGTCCTGCGGTTATTGGTGCCGCTATTGGTCTTGCTGTTGCCGATAGTATGACAAAAGTAAATTTGAGAGAGACTCTATTCGCTGGTACAATTCTTTCAAAGGTCGGTAGCGCAAGGCTAATGACCGCTTTCAGATCGGTTGCAGGTGCCCCTGGAAAGATGGCTACACATTATGGTAGAGCCCTTTCAGCGAAAGGGGCGAAGGGCCCTAAGCCTACCATGAAGAACATGACATCGATACTGAAACCTGGAGAAAAGATAAAACACGGCAGCAGAACCGCAAGATTAGCCGGAGGAGCCTTGAGGGGCGTAGGATCTACATCGGGAGGCATTCTTAATGTAATAACGTCCGTACTAAAACCACTTGGGGGCATACTAAAACCTTTTATGAGTGTCCTTAAGTTGGCAGGAAGAGCAACGGTGGTACTAACTCCGATCATTGCAATTATTGAAGGAGTGGTGAAAGCCATGAAGGTTTTCCAGGAAGGTGGTAGCATATCCGAAGTTATATTTGGATTTTTGATGGGGGCTTTAGAAAGTCTAACAACAGGTCTTCTAGAGGGATTAACGACATTGGGTAATTGGTTAGTAACAATATTTGATGAAATACCAGTTATCATCGGGGATATAATTGACGGTGTTTTTGATTTTGCTGCAAACCTATTCAGTGGAACTGCCGAATCAAAAATAGGTCAAATGCTATTAGACTTTGTTTATAGTTTCGGACCCGTTTTGCTAGATCTGGGAATAATGGTTGTAAAGTTAATATGGTCTACATTCACAATGGTGCCTAAGATTTTATATAGATTAGCATTAGCCATAGGCGGTGCCATTGCGAAATTGGGCAGTATGATCAAGGATTGGGTAGTGGGACTTTGGCATTGGGCAACTGACAGTGCAGCGACAGCCAAAAAGAGGGCTGCCGCGGCTGCACAGGCAGCGGAGGACGCTGAGAAATTGCGTCAGGCAGCGGAGGATGAGGAAAATGAGGCATTAAAAAATAAGTTGCTGGCGGAGGCTGCGAGGAATGACGCAGCAAAAGCCGATCTAGAGGCTGCCGATGTTCAGGCTAATGATGCTGAAGACAGAAGAGATACCATTGTAGGAAAACTAAAGGGACTTAAGAAGATAACCGCAGATCTAATGGTTGCATATGGTAGTAGCATCGCAGCATTCACGGCTGATCCTGGCAGTGCGATGGCGGACATGAGTCAAGCAAGTGCGAGAGGAGCGGACAGAACGGATGTTGCATTTCCCGAAGCGCATGGTATCGGAATGTTTGGTGGTGAACGATCTGTGCTTGAAAAGCGGGATGCGGCACAGAATCAAGGAACGAAGGTATTGTCCGCGTCTATGCAAGCAGAAATGCAAAGACGCGAAAACAATGCGGCGGCTCGGCAAGCCATCGTTGATGCTCGATCATCATCAACTTCTGTAACCAATAACACATCCTCGTCGAATGTTATGCCAAAGAACACTGGACCTGCGGATAGAAGTCTGCGTCGTGCTGGAACAAGAGATAAAATATAATAGAAAAGGTGGAGCGAACTCCACCTTTTCCACACACGCATTGTTGATTACATTCTAACTAATCGTTATCATTAGCCAACTTTTCGAAGTATGAGAGATTGTCCATTTTCTCATCCGGCTCAACCTCCTTAGTTTCACTTGAAAACTCAGTGACTTCAGCAGTCTTTTGAACTGTCTCGGTAGCACGGATATCATCACCAACAACACGATGCATCTTCTGATTCAATTCATCATAAGACTTGAAGTTTTTGGGATCGACAATCTCAGTAAGTGAGTATTGCTGATTCCAAATCTTTTCGAGTTGCTCATCATCACCATCCATAACAGGTGTTGGTGTATCAAATTCACTCTTGTCATAATTGACAAAACCAGAAACCTTACGAACCTTTAGTTTGAAGTTTGCACCCTTCCAAAAATCAAATGGGTTCACAGGAGACTCGTCTTGAAATTCTGGTTGCATTGCTTCCTGAATCTTCTCAAAGATCTTTTTGCCAAACTTGTAAAGGAAAACTTTACCTTCGTTCTGAGGATTTGCGGGATCTGAGACAACAAGAATATTAGAAATATAATTCTGTCGCCGCTTACGCGCGCGAGCAATGTCTTTATCAGACTCGATTCCACTGTTCCAAAGTTTGCTGTTCATTTCTGATACAGGATCTTTCTCGCCCAATGTTGTGCGTGAATTCTCAATGTACCAACCACCCGGTCCCTTGAAACCGTGACTAAACAACTTTACCCAAGGAATCTCTTCTTCTCCGGTTGCTGGAAGAAACCTAATAACAGCATAACCATTACTAGCCTTATCCAACTCTGGTCGCCAGTAACGGTCATCCTTATAGGATTCC